ATTACCCATATACTAAGAAGGGGAGGGCGGCGGCTAAGAAAGCCGCCAAGAGAATGAAAAGGAGATAGCATGGCAGAATATGATAAGTCACCACGAGGGGCCGCAAAAAAGAGGGCGGCATCCCGACAAAAAACGGCTAGGGCTAGGAGACGCAGTGGTGGTGTGGCAACTCTAAATCAGCTAAAGAGACTAGCAGGTATACAAAAGGCAAGGTATTCTAAGAAATAGCCTCGTCTAACTTAGCAGGATTATATCCTACTACAGTAATGTTATCAAAGAATGTTACTGGCGTACTTCTATACCCCATGCTGGTGAGCGCCTCAAGACGCTCCATATCCGTGGACACATTATACTCCTCATACTCTAGCCCTTCTTTTGAAAGCCACGCCTTCACCATATGGCATGGCCCTCAACCATTAGAGGTATATACTTCTATCATTCTTCCTCACTTGGGAATTGTACGTCGTGCATTGTGTCTAGCAGGGCTACCACAGCATCGGCGACATCCTCATATGTTTCATCGCCTTCTGTCTCAGTAATAACTTGACCCTCAGCGAGAGTTGTTTTAAAATTGTCGTTCTCCCCATTCACCACGGATATAACTAGTTGGGCAACACCGGGATGCTGGTGGAACATTCCACACGGCGTCCCGGCTATACCTCCCCTTACCTTCCCTAGATATACACCGCAGTTAGGGCAGTGATTATCCTTCAGAATTTTCATATGCAGTCTTAGTAAAATACTTCCTTGGAATAAAGTACTGTACTCCGTAGCCCCAGTCGGCTTCAAAGTCAGCCCAAGTTTCTATCTCTTCTAAGTCTATAGTATACAGTATATTCTCCTGTTTGTCCAGTACCTCTAGGTTACGTACACCTCGCACGGCTAGACTATCCCATACGCTGGCATCCATTCCCCAAGCATCCCACTTCCTAAACAAGTGCCTGCTTTTCTTAACATACTTCCGTAGGGTATCACCATTAACTGTGCCCCATGTCTGTCCGTCAACTGTTATTTTTTCTTCTTGTGATGCTATCATCTTCTCTCCTCAATATTAATAAATGTTTCCAATGTTCGTCTGCTATACCCCACTTACCATTATCCCAAGCCTCTCGGAATAGTGTTTGGTGTCTGGCGATAGCCTTTCTTAATTCTTGTAAGGCTTCATTTGGGCCCATGTAGTTCCAACCTCCGGTTCAATAGGGAAGGAGATTGGCATAACATCGTCTAACATTGTCTGTGTCAATTGTATTACGCTGTCTAGCTGGTCTTCCCTTACTTCTAATATAACTTCATCATGCACTTGTAGTAGCAGGTGTGCATCTAACCCTAACTCATGGATGTCATCCCAAAGCCTACGCATGCCAATCTTTATACAGCTTGCGGCTGGCCCTTGGATGTGGAAGTTGATGGCCTCTCGTACTGCGGCCTCTCGCTGGTGTTGAGCGGCTGAGTATATACCGGGGAACCACCGTATCCTACCAAAGTAATCACGAGCAAACCCTTTCTCTCTTATTTCAAAGTATACGTTATTCTTAAAATGTGTCAATCCTTCATAACGATTAGAGATTTTTTCGTAACCACTAAGGCTTTGTTCCATTGTTAGTCGAGGGTCAATTTCTTTTAACTTACCTGCGCCTGCACCATACACTAGGGCGAGGAAGAATGTCTTGGCGGTGTGCCATTCCTGCTCATCCACTCCCTTGATAATATCTCTGCCATAAATATCCTCACCTATCAGTGCATAGGGTGTCAGGCCATTATTAAAATCCTCCATCAGTGTAGGTTCGGGGGCTACGAGACTTGCAATCCGTGGCTCCTGTTGACCTACGTCAGCGGCTACCAATACATATCCCGGTCTAGCCACCAAACACCCTCGTACCATTCTCCCATACTCTTCGTATTCCGCTCCCTTACCTCGTCCGTGGTGTGGGATTTGTTGCAGGTTCGGCGTTGAACAGGACAGTCGTCCTGTGGCTGGAGCAGACCCAGACGTATCAGAAGATTCTTCATAGTAACCCCCTTGGTTGAAGTTAGGGTGTAGCGCACCGTCCCACCCACTTAATTCTTTAAATTTCTTAGGAAACGCACCCAGTTTTCGGAACATCTTGAAGTCCAGTATGGCATCTATTGTGTCTTTGTGCCAGTCTCCTACACTCCTTAGTGTGTTCTCGTCAGTGCATAGCAACCCCTTACCATCAGTGCGTTTAGTAATGGGCGCATCATTCTCCTCAAGCCAGCGAGCAAGCTGGTCACCACTCCCGATATTTACCTCGATAGGTATCTCGTAGTGTGCCCTACACTCAGCGTCGTCTTGCTTTTCTTTGAAATATCTTATGGCCTCATCCACTGCCTCCGGGCTGACCTGTACTCCCCTCCTCTCCATATCCGACAACACAGGTACGAGCGGCATCTCTATATTATTATACACGTCTTCCAGTACGTACTCTCTTAACCTCGTGATTAACGCATCCCACAACTGCAACGTGTTATCTGCATCTGCCGCCGCATACGGTAGTATCTCTTCCGCTGTCAACTCACTCATATCCTTACCACCAGTCACCTCAGAATAGGTGATTGGCTTAATACCTAGTTCTTGTACGGCAAGGTCTTTAAGATGTGTTGACGGCAGTCCAAGAAGGTATGCCGCAATCTTAGTGTCTTGGAAATTGGTGAGGGTAATGTCATTGTTCTTCAGATGAGTATACTCAAACTTAGAGTTGTGACATATCACCTCTTGGTTGGGGTCTTCCAGTATAGCTTTCATTTTGTATGGCTTTTCTGGTATGTACGAGCCACTGCCCGGAATGTCCGACCAACTATACCCCACGATTTCTGCCTCTTGTACAGCAAACCGCCCCCCTCTAGTGGGACTCGTAGTCTCAAGGTCGAACCCTAAAGGCCCGACATGTGAGATGTTGCCGTATAGAGAATAATTAGTGCGTGGAGTAACTTGTTTATTGTGGAGTTTCGTCCTCAGTGCGGCCCAATCCTCCAGTTGTACAGGCCATAAGTTCGGGTTATGCAAGGCGGCGGCAGGATGATACATCGGAACCAGTAGAAACCCCTCGCACTCTAGCGGCACACCATGCTCACGAGTGAGGGACAGGTCTGGTTTGAAATATTTTCCTGCAACCGAGCCAAGCGTCACCACAATCATTGGCCTGACTTGATTCAGTTCGTCCTCCAACCAATGCGCACAAGCGTTTATCTCACGCTTATACGGATTACGGTTGCGAGGGGGACGGTGTTTTATTAAATTAGTTATGTAGATATCTTCCCGGCATAGCTGTGCTTGTTCGAGTAGTATCTCTAACTTAGCACCACTTGCCCCTACAAAGGGCTCGCCGAGTTCATCTTCTAGAGCGCCGGGAGCCTCACCCACCAGCATTATATGCGCAGGCTTTGGCCCGACACCCTCCACTACGTTAGCACCCTCGTATAGTGGACACTCTTTACAATTGTTTAAACCAACGAGGGGTGTCAGTGTGTTCAAATTTTTCTCCTTCAACAGTTTCTATTATCATGTTGTCAATGGACGCAGAGGGCCAAACAAAACTGGTGTGCCTGTCGGCATCCTCTGGGTTGTGCTGTACTATGCTGAGAAATCCGGGGAGACCTATCGGGTCTAGGAGTTCAACATCCTCCAGCTTGATAAGTTCCCCATCTCCCTTCAGCTTTAAGACGACAATCAAACAGCTACGGCGTCAGCCGCACCGATGCCATCGTCATAAGCACCTGCATACAGGTTAACAAAGTCTCCAGTCTTGGAATACTTTATTGTCCCTGTGATTAGTTGACCGACCAGCATTGCGCCAACGGCCTCCATAATCTCAGTAACCTCGGCAGGGTCGTCAGTATTTTCCAAGGCAGTGATTGCCTCGTTAAGACTTTCGCCTACTTCTTGGTCACTGGTTGGGCTCTCCTCTAGAGACTTGAGGTAGGCATGGAGCCTGCTCTTAGTCATGTTTCGGATAGTCCTTGTGCGCTCCTCGACAGGCTTGGGAGACTCTGATGTCTCGCTAGCAAACCAACCTAAGAACTCTGTATGGAACCGTCCAACCGAGCCGTTTCTTTTAGCGGCTATTGTTTTGTGCCCAAGCCTGAGCCTTGGCAACCCATTACTATCGAATACTTCTCCGTCAGTAATCTCCAGTATGTATGTGTCTTCTGGTATCCGTGTGGCCTTTTGAGCCTCTTCCTCTCTTGCCTGATATTCTATCATGTTTTCAGAATTAAACGGCATAATCTTCTCCTCTTACTTCTTTGTTTTCTCTCCGACTATACTATCAATAACCTCCTCGACATCTGTCCACATGGCATTCTCCATAGTCGGTGGCTGGTCTAGCCATAAGTGGGCAAATATATTTTTAGTCCAATAGTCTCCTCCGCCAAGCCAGTGGGACACGTGAGTGGGGGTTTTAATTGCCTTACCACCTACCATTCTCGTCTTCACGTCTTGGTCAAGGTACACCACCATGTTAAAGTAATGCCCCATATTGTGACGAGCCCATCCTTCCATCGACGGATAGTATTTAAACTCATCCATCCATTCGGGGTCGCCCTTAACGGTGCTACCTCTCGCAGTAGTATTACCTTTCCTAAGTTCCGCTACTCGTGCCGTACCAATTACGTTGGCGTTGAGAGACTTGGGGTGGAGCAGTTGCATAAAGTTTATGAACGCTCTCTGCCATTCCCTGTATACCTCAAACTGGTCACGAGGGTCATTGGACTCTCTGTATGCGTAGGTAAAGTCGTAGCATAGTTCGGTAAAGCCGTCTATTACTATGTCAGTTACCTTCGCCTCTTGTCCCTTTGGGCTGTTCAGAGCCTTGAGATAAGTCTCAAAGTCTTTCGCAAACTTAATCGGGTCATTCTGTGGTAGTGGAAACCGTACAATATTCTCTTCGGGTATACCTAGAGCATCGTTCTCCTCTCTACCAATCAGTAGTAGCCTGCCATTCTTGCCGGGCACAGGCTCTCTCTTCATGTAGTCCCAGAATGAGGACACCCCTAAAGATGTCTTACCTACTCCGGGCCCACCATATAACAACGTACTAATGTGCAATATATTCCTCCTCATAGTACTTCTCTGCAATTATGCCATCAACATCAGCACCAGTCAGCCATCCACGACAGAGTTGCTGGTAGTCACACCAGTTACAGAGCGGTGAAAAGTGGCGAGTCGGCTCATCAGTCAGACGGACACTGTTCGCTAATCTTACCATATCTAGACCGGCGTTGTCAATAGCATTTTGCGAAATAAAAATTTCATTTCCTTCAATCGGGTCGTCCTGAGTACTCCACAATATATGCTTGCGGTAGAATGGTTGCCCCTCTAACCAGTCATATGACTGTTGAAGGAGCCACGCATATCTAACAGGCTGTATCCCCCACTCCTCGTAGTTGAGGAGTTTCTTTTTTACACCTGCACCTTTCTCGCTACAGGTCTTGAACTCATATATCACAACACCATAATCAGTCACTGTCCATAGGTCTGGCTTGCCCACGTACGTGATGCCGTCAATGTCAAGTTCTAGTTTGTCTTCAGCGACAGGAATCTCAACGTCGAGTAACCACTTGGGTACTCTGTCAATCATCCTCATTACTCCCGGCTTAAATCTATTGCCATCCTCAAGCAATCCATCTGCATAGTCATAGGCATCTTTTAATTTGCCTGTCATTACAGCACGTTCCATTGCGTCGTGGAATGTAGTGCCAGAAGTTAATGGGCCACTCGGAGTATAGTCATACTCCTTGAGTCTCCTACCCCTGTATGTATATTTTACTTGACACTCTTGCCAGTTGTCGAGTGCCGTTACGCTAGTTCGCATTTAATAATTCTCCCAGTGTTTTGCGCTGTCCTTTATGTAGTCCAGCATCCTTCCACCCTTCCTCGTCATCCTCAAGTAACGCCCTCACGTTACCACTATAATATTCCTCTAACTTTACCGAGGCAGTTGGCCCAACTCCGTCTATAAGTCTACGGACTAACTTGCGGAATGGACTACTGTCCTGTACTCTCTTGTAGTCATCGCCTGCAATTATGCTAAGCAGATGGTGACCGGGTTGCATGACATTCTTAATCCTCTTCAGCGTGGACAGCACTTGCTGTTCAGTCGCAGGAATTAATATAGTATTACCACGCAAGTCCCACTTCAACAACTCTACGATTAGGTTGAGGTTGTTGAGTTGCCACCAGTCAGGCGAGAACTGTGCCTTAGAGCGTCCCTTATCAGTGAATCTAAGTCCAAGAATGGGGATACTAACAGCACCTTCAAGTCTTCTAAGCTGTCTCTGCAATCGCCTGCTTCGTAAGCTATTACAGAGGTCGTGAGCTTTCTTCTCCTCGATACCAACGGTGTGACCGCCACTCGTGACGAAGACGTAATCTCCTTCTTTAAGTTTTGCGACGGTGAAACCTTTCT